CAGGATTTCCCGGCGGGCAAAGTCGGCAATCTTGTCTGCCATTTCAATGGGGTCGGTGATTGTGTTCAGGCTCGCCGCATTTTTCGCTGCGACGGCATGAATCACTAGATCATCACCTTCAAGATCCTTATGCCGGCTCTTAAAATCCCGCCAGAACTCCTGCTGTCGCTTCTCCTGCTCATACTTCTGTGTCAGCTCACTCACAATCTGTTGTCTGTGCATCTCCAGGGCCTTAGTAGGATTCTCAAAGAGCAGCGTGTCCATGTTTGGCTGTGCCTGTGCGGCCTGAGCCTGATTCAACGCATCGACTTGCTGCTTGAGCCTTCGGAGTTCCCCCAATTCCGTGCCCTGTTGACTCATCTTCCGCTCGAATTGCCGCTCGCGCTCCTCAAGGGCTGACGCGATGGCTGGATCGAGCGTGTATTTCTGGCCCGCTATGGTCATTTCCACGCCGGTAGGAGTGGCGGGCTTTTTCTCTTCCTCTACTGGCGGTTCTTCCGACCCTGGGCCACCAATCATCACCGCACGTTCCCTTTCTTCTGGGGTGGGCTCATTACTTGGTGGCTGTGGCTCTTTCTTGGCCATTACTTTCTCCTCTCGCTGTACCGTTAGTTGGCCTGGGCGCTATCTCAGTCGTCTATACCCACGCTTCAACTCTTCATCGGTAAATGAAGGCGATCCTCCAGTAGATTTTTTTAATAGTTTTTTCCCGGTCTCCAAAATATGCTTGATGCCAGGCAGTTTAACTAATTCCTTGACATCTTCTAGAGATCCAGTACCAGCCTGTGCTCTCTTTACAACACGCTCTAACGCCCGCACTGTTCCCTTTCTGGTCACATTAGCTGCCATACCTATAGGACCACCAGCAACATCGGCTGCACTTTCGGCATCAAAACCTTCTGGGGGTCTAATCTTAGGCATTTTGAATTCTCCTAATCGGCCTGGGCGTGTATCTCTTCCATCGCTTCCTGCCCCTGATTGACTGCGCGTTCGTAGTCACGCAGGAGCGACCGGAGGGCGGCAATCGCCGCGACCCCCCCGATCAGTTTTTGTGGGTCCACTTTGCCGCTGTCATATTCCCGAATCAGCGACTTTAAGATCGCTTCCTGGCGTTCTCCCACTTTGAGGGACAAATCTCGCAAGAGCATCTGCGAGACTTGCCCCTGGTGTATGCGGTCTATGGTGTGCGTCACCGGCGCACCGATAAATGACGAGGCAAATAGAGGGGAGTGCCCAGGTCATGCTTGGGCCGCCCCTCTAAGGCGCGGATGTCTGCCCGCGCATGGGCAAATAATTCCATAACTCCCTCAAGTGCCTTCTTCAGAAACTTGATCTGTTGGTGTACGTCAACCCCATCGTTGACGTGCTCGAAATACCACTTCACCCATTCATCGTGTCTCGCTTCAAATTCCTTGCTCATATCTTGCGATAGCCTCGCTGGAGTTCAGACCCACCAAATGATGGAGACCCTTTGGTGCTGCGCTTCTGGCCCCGCGATAACCCCGCCTCACTCATGGCGATGGCGATGGCCTGCTTGCGTTTCTTGACTTTAGCCCCAGAGCTAGACCGCAAGCTCCCGCCCTTAAACTCCTTCATCACCTTATGGACTTTCTTTTGGCCGTAATCGCTCTTGTGCATAAAGAAAAAACCCCGCTGGGATAAACCCAACGGGGCTCTTTTGCTGCGATGACCCCTACTTATTCAGTTTTTAGGACACAATCGTTGACAAGCTCTTATCCTCGAATGTTATTCCGAGGATTTTTCCATCCTTAATATGCAAAATAGCATTGCCCTTGCGTTTGTCAAGCAAAAATTGCATCAGGGCTGCCACAATGGGTTGGGGGAGAGATACAGAGCCGTTGTGATGGATGACATCGCCGCAGGCGGAAATAACTGTACCCACTACCCCGCCATGCCCGTCATCGGGTTCACCTGCATGTTAATTTCCGCCGGCAACTCACTATCCCCCCCCGATTCCGCCTGTTGGAGTGCCCCGCCACGCCCCTGCCCGCCTTGCATCTGCATCAATCCCATCAGCTCCTTAAAGCGATTGGGCATATTCTGCAACTCCTCCGGGTTTTGCTCTAGGTGGGACGGGTTGATATTCAGCAATTTCATCATGTACGTCAAAATCTTATCCCCGCTGAAGCGTTTGGCGAAGGCCTGAAACAGGATAGGGTTAGACACCGCCATTTGCATGAGGGCGGCGGCTTTTTGGAAGTCCCGCACTCTCGCAAGCGTAGCCGAGAGGCCGTGAACGCGAAAACCACACCCCCCGGCCAAATTGGCAAACCTCTCCTCTGGTCCCATCCGGGCTAAGGTGAGCGCCACCCGCGTCCCCAGTGAACCCACAATATCCTGGCTAGAAAGATCGTCGGCATTCTGCAAAATGGTCATCCACGCCTTGCGAAGGGTCGGCCCAATAAGTTCCGTTTCAATGTCGGCAGAAATAGCATCCAGGGTCACTGCCGAGGATTGGGAGGCTTCAATCACCTCTGTTGCCTTGACCTGCTTCGGGGGCAGCATGCCCATGCGAAGTTCATTGGAGAGCGAAGCGGCCAGGTGCTCGCTATTGGCAATCTGAAACATGGCGATGGCGTCTTGTGGCACCTTGCCCTCAGAGACCGTTTCCACTACTTTCATGCCATCGGGGGTCTCGTCCTTGATGGCCAAGCTGATCCCCTGTGGGATGCCACCAGCGATTTGCCTGGGATCCTCGAGCAGACCTGTCCGCACCTGCTTGATGCCCCACACCGACGATAGACCCCCATCCAACATGAGGTTGAAGAGTTCATTGATGGCTACGTTAAGGGGGGCCACATGGTCGAAGAGGGCCTTGTGCCACACAGACCCAGGCACCCGGACCAGCGGGGAACTGACGAAGGGGGATTCCTGGTGCCAAAAGGGGTTGTCCTCTGGTGCCCGGAGCAAATAACGGTCATTGGCAATCGCCGCCACACAGTTCTTTTTGACCACCCGGCCCCGCGAATCCAAAATATCGCCCCAGAACTCGTCAACCACCACTCGCTTACGAAAGGACGGAGGGGTGGCGTCCGTTTGGTTGCGGCTGCGAGCCTTTTCCCACGATTCATACTTTTTTTCAAAATCTTGGTCAATAAGTTCCAAAACATCTGGATCGTAGATGTCATCATTCTCGGCCACCTCAATTAAATCCGATAAATCCCGCTCTACAGTGTGTATTTCATATAAATTGCGGTCTGTGGGGTCAGGGAAGTAATCTTCAGCGGAAATAAGGTCAATAATCAGCCGCCACGGCTGAATTTCCCGTGTTTTGAGGCTTTTTGTCTCATTGGCCCGAATTTGCCCCTCTTCACCGACCGACACAAACTCAATGCCTCGCTCAGCGAAGAATTGGCGCTCCGTTCGCTTCCTTCCGTGGATTTTCAGCGTAATTAGAGACTCGAGGAGGCCCTTTTTGACCCCATCGGAGAGCACCAAGGGGAAGGAAGTCCACTTTTGGAGGCCATCGGGCATGCGGTTGAGGAAGCAGAGGAGTAAATCACGGGCTTCGTGGGCCTGGAGAACGGAGTTGGGTGGCATATCCATCGTAAACCACTCACCAAACTGGACCAAGGCCCGTTTGACGAAGGCCGAAAACTGCTCAACGGCCACAGGCACCTTAGGCAGAAACTCCTTGGACTGGCCTTTTTGCTTGTGGGACCAGTCCTGCCGGCCCAAATAGGTGTTGGTGTTGAAGCGATTGAGGGCAGTGCGATCCCGCTTGGCCATCTCCGCTTCGTGCTTGTAAGCCCGAATGGCGGTCAGGACGGTCAGATCCGCCCCTTGCGCAACAGGCCTATCCTCGCCCGGCTGTTTCTTTCGTGGCATCGTCTTGCCTCCAGTATCCAGGAATGGGGATCCCCTTGGACGTTTTCTCGCTGGCTATGCAATCGTGACAGACGCCGATTGCCCGTGCCCCGTGGGTCAAGAGGGCGTTGGGGCAGAGACGGCAGAGTTTTAGGTCTTTTTCAACCTGTGCCAATTTTCACCCCAGGGTGAAAGTTCTTGTTAGACCATGTCATTTCTTCTCTAAAATATCCATGAGCATCCATACCCCGACAACTAAGAGACCGATGAAAATAACTACATGCCAAGTTTCCCAACCATATTCTCTCATCGCTGCGCCCATGAATACCCCGGCATGCCAATGGCCGCTTTCAGGCTGTCAAACGGACCCACTCGCCTCACGGGTTGCTCATAACTTACCCAGTACCCAAACGCATCCGAATCGTGCGTCCGCTGATAATAGGGATCGCGCCTATCGTGGGATTTCTTGATCCCGCCCCGGTCATCCCGCAAGGTTTGTTCCAAGTCGTCAATGAGGTGTTCGCAGGAGGGGTCAATTTCCACGATGGAGACCCCCCCCTGATCCCGCAAGGCCGCATTGACGGCATTGATGCGGTCCGGCACCATCGGGTTTTTCTCAGGCACCTTGAGGCGAACGGGAGCCCCATATTGCCGCATCGCATTCAAAATCAAGCTATAATCGCTTTGTCCCGTTTGTCGGGACCGCCCCTTGGAGGTCGCATCACCGTAAATCCATATTTCCCCCCGATGATCGGGCACGGCATCATAAAAGAGTTGCACCATGTCAAGCACGCTGCCCTCTTGGAGCCGAAACGTCCGATACACGCGAAACAGCTTCATGTGGCGCTGCCCGATCCCGCTGACCATCGGCTCCACGTTGAAATCCCAGTACCAGGCCAGGGGCATTCGTTGCGTGATGGGAGGCTGGGGCTTGACATGGACGCGCCGATCAAAGGACGGGTAGGCTCGAGCCCCAGATAACCCTGGCAACCACTCGCCCCCCAACCGGATCCTCCGCTGGACGGAGCCTTCGGGATAAATGGATTCCAGCCGGCCGATTTCCCGCTGATCCAGGTGGGGATTATCGTAAATAGAGGCTCCGAAGATGCCCACATTGGGCAACTTGCCCATTTCCCACGGCTTGATGATGTCAGTGAAAATCCACGTCACGCCTCCTACTTGGCCTTCGGGAGGGAGGAGGGTGGCGGTGCCAAACACCCGCAGTGGCCGGCCCCCAATACGGATGACGGATTCCTCGTAAATATGTTTACTGTGCTCCTCGTCAAAGTGAATCCAATCCTTCTCCGCTCCCCGATATTTCGTGCTACCGGCGTCAGCAGACTTGAAGCCCACGATGGACCCATTCTTGAGCTTTAAGACCCGGTCCGAGACCCGCCACTCAGTTATTTCCCGGTCCGGGATGAACGGCTCGTGCGTCGCCCCAGGCGGGACGAAGCCGTTATTGAAGTATTTGGGCTCGATGATGTCGCGGGAGGTGGGGAAGTCTATGGACGAGACCCATCCCGACGTTGCTCGATCTCTAATTTCAACGCTACCCCCTTCTGAATAAGCGGAGCGAGGATCTCCTCCAAATCGAGCAAGAGATGAACCAATGTACGCACCAGCATCAGATTTTCCAGATCGGTTGGCAGCGACAAACCAATTCTCCGCTTTTTTGCCATACAGCACACTCTCAATGAAGGGTTTTTGTTTGGGTGTGGGCTGAAAGATCAAGAGGGGATCCGTGGCGGCTCGCTCAAGGATGGCTTGGGCGAGGAGGGCGCGTTGCTCGTCGAGTTCACGGAGTCTAGTCATGGATCATGCTGGGCCGCATATGGGACACTCCACATAGCGTGTGGGATCGTAGGTGCAGCCACAGTGGGGACAGCGGGTGAGGG